TATTTGCATTCATTAGGCGAGACATTACATCTGCGCCTCGTTCCGGTGTCATCCCCGCATCAGCGGTTCCTGTCATCTTCTTGTATGCAGCAATATCGGCTGGGTCTACATTCGTTCTCTGGTTCTGGCCGAGTTCAATACCGAATACATCGGCATAGTCCTCAAGCCACTTAGACACAGACTCCTCAGTTGGGTCAATGTCCTGTGGGATAAATGAAGCGATCTTCTGATTTACCCCGCGACGTTCGAGGGCATCCTTGATTGATCGTTCGCGTTGAGCCTTGCTTAGTCCTTCAAACTGAGCACGAAGTTCGGCCAGTTCTTTATCCTTTTGCTTAGCTGCTTTGCGTAGTTGTTTTACAAGGTCGTTATTTGACGAATCCATATCGAAATCGTCGTCATCCTCGTAGTCGTAATTGGACATAGTCCTTCTCCCTATCATTGGTTTGATTGCGTAGGCCTCATATCCGCTTGGGGAAACGGTATGGCTCCTACTCCTGGTTTTATTGTCGCTCCACTAGACCAGTCGCTCTAGTGGCAGGCTTTATAGTGTTCCGGATCGTTCGCGGCTTAAGATGCCAACGCCAGATTTTTTAGCAAATGATGCTTTTTCAAGTGCTGTAAGTTTGTCTGTCTGCTTTAATGCTTCTGCAGATCCAGGAATATTAAGGATTGCTTGTTCAGCAGTTTGCTGCGTATATGGTGTTTGGTTGTACATTGCTGCTAATTGCCCACCACGAGTTGCTGCCTGTTCAATTACAGGCGCTGCTTGCTGGTATCTCTGACCAGTCACGCCAGCTGCTACTAGTTCCTCAGCACCTGCTGCTGTTGCTGCAAGTCCTGCTCCTAGTTGCGCTCCACCGATTTCTGCTGCAGATACCTTGCGCTTAATATCAGACAAAGCATTCTTTGGGTTAAGTACATAACCAAGGAAGTCACCATCTGTAAGGCTTGGGTAGAACTGCTTAGCAGCATCTAGGATTTGCTTGCTTCCCTTAAGAACCTTTTGTCCTTCAATAACTCTTTCTTCAAGAGTAACTGGGTCTACGTTGCCAGCAATAAGATCTTCAAATCCTGCCTGAATACCCATTTCGCCTTTTGCGTAGTAAGAAGGTGGCAAACCATAGTTCTGCATAATAGACTGATACTTGTCTTCAAGATCTAAATAAGTTGCCTCATCAATGGCAGCAAAACCATTAGCAATGCGCTTAGCGTTAGCAGCAAAGCGCTTCTGGTATGCAGGTGTTTCACGAAGTTTAATTGTAAATTCAGCAGGTGATGCACCTGATGTAATCAATCCCTTAAGAGGTTCTACTAAGGACTCAAGCCCATATAGTTTGAACTGTGAATACAACAAATCATAAGCAGACTGTCCTTGACGGCGCTTTTCTTCTGCAATACGTCTTTCTTCTGCAGCAGCATCTAGTGCCTTAGTTCCTTTAGAAAGAAGTTCTCGTGAACCGTCGCTATAAAGAGCATATGTATCACCAGTTGCATCATCTATGTAAGTAGAAACAACAGTCTTTGAAGTAGACAGTGTTGGTCCTGTAGGACCAGTGCTCTTAGTAGGACCTGTAGGTCCTGTTGACTTAGTAGGTCCGGTTGGTCCAGTTGCCGCTGTTGGTCCCGTAGGACCGGCTGGTGCAGTAGGACCTGCTGGTGACATACCTAGTACTTGTCTTTCAGCAGGAGTTAATGTCTGACCTGATGTTAACTTATTAAGAGCAGTACGTGCGTCAACTGCTGCTGTTGGAGCAGTTGCTCTTTGTTGTCCAAGTTTTGTTTGCTCGTCAACAATAGGTGTTGTGCCATAAGAAGATTCATTGATTCTAGCCATTTAATTACCCCTGGAATCCGAAGTCACGTAGAACCTGCAAAGCAGCTGTAGATACATCTTGTCTTGCTTGTTCTGTGTACTGCCAACGCTGATCTTGACGTAGCAACTTCTTAAAGTCATAGATGTTCATATCACCCTTGTCGCTAATTGCTGAGCGGAGCAAAGGGTCATTGATGTCAATAGCATTTGGATCATCAATCTCAAGGATTGTTGCCATTGTCTGGCGATATGGAGCAAACACTTGAGCTAGGTTGTAACCTTGGGATAGCAAGTCACGAACGTATTGAGGCTGGCCTTGTGCTGCCAACTTACGTGCGTCTTGCTCTACTCTGTTAATGTCAATTTTGCCAGATGCAATTCCTTGTAGAACTTGCTGTTCGTTAGTTCCACCTGGAAGGATGTCGCTAATCTGGAATCCATTATCACGAGCAACTTGTACAAGTTTTGTATAGTCCTGAAGTGCTTGGCCTGAGTAACCTTCGGTTACCTTACCGCCAATCATTCCGGCTACTGTCTTGATTGATGCTGCTAGGAAGTCAGTAATGAATGAAGCATCTTCACTGCGGTTAGTGATGTACAGATTTTCTGCCGCTTTACGAAGAGCGGCAGGATCATTAGCTGCTGCAGATCCCATTTGTACTGCACGCTTCTTGAGGTTTTCCTCAATTCTAGCAATTTGCATTTCGTAGTCAGTTGAGCCTTGAGCCTGACCTGACTTAACAAGATCCTGATAGTTGTAGTACTGAACATAACGAGCCTTGATTTCAGCAGAGTTCTGCTTGAACCATAGGTCATCACGGATAGCCTTACGCAGTTTATCTGGTGTCCACTTTTCAGCAACGTACTTCTTAAGAAGAGCGTTAAGACTTGGGATGTTCTTAAACAAAGTCTCAGGTAGTGCAAAGTCTTGACCTGCTGCTACGTTAAGTGCTTCTGCTTCTAACTCTGATGCAGTTTTTTCTTTTGGCAAAGTAGCACCAGTTGCTTTGGTTGCACCAGTTGGCTTGGTAGATCCAGTAGGACCAGCAGGCTTTGTAGGACCAGTTGGGCCAGTTGCGGTTGTAGGACCTGTAGGGCCTTTAACATTTGCTGCTGGCTTAGTAGGACCCTTTGGATTTGGTCCGTATTGGTTGCGCTGTTCCTCTTTAGTTACAAGTCTAGCGCGGTTCTCTGTAACCCACTTTTGAAGTTGCTTAGCACGTGGAGTTGTTCCTTCGCCAGCAGCCTTAAGAGCCTTAAGTTCGTTACGCTGAGCAGCAATCTTCTCGTTAAGAGTTTGTGCTTCTTCTTTAAGATTGTAAGCATCAACAACGCCCTTAAGAATGTTGATCTTTGATTTCCACTCGCCAACTGATTCAGCTGAGCCACCCTTGATTGCGCTTTGCTTGGCTTGCTTGTATGCAGCTTCTGCTTCTGATAGACGATTTTGTGCAATCTTGTAACTAGCATCGCTAGGATTGCGCCAGTCGTTAAGCCAGCCTTCTATCCACTGCTTGTATTCCTTCTCATTAAACGCCATTAGCGAAGGCCTCCAAGTTCTTGCATTAAGATTGTATAAGCATCAGTTGCACGAGCAGTCTTTGCTTCTGCTGTTCCAGCAATAGTGTCTGCGATAACTTGCTCTTCATCTACTCCACCTTTGGTGGTGCTAAACCCCTTGCCAGCTGTTGTAACTGTAGGGTTTGCTTGCTGTTGAGCATTAGCAATCTTTAGGTAGTAAGCACGTTCTGCCTTAGTTAACTTGCGCTCAAGCAAGTCCTCGGCAATAGTGTCCAGCATCTTTGCTGTTTGGCTAGGACTTGTGATGTAACGCTGAGCGGTAGTTGTTGGACCATCGCCGCCACCATCGCCATCTTCGCGGATAGATACAAGAACGTCATAACGTGTAACTGGCGCTGTTGAACCAATTAACTTATTAAGTGCTACCTGAGCCTTGTATTTTTCTTCTAGCTTTACTAAAGCATTGTAGTACTTGATATTGAAATCAGAAGTTACTTTGCCTGTCCAAAGACCCGCATCCTTAAGTTGCTGAGCCAACGCAAGGCGTGCCTCTTTAGATCCATTCGCAACGTCTTTTGCGAAGACATCAAGGGTTACTTCATCAGCCATTAGTATCTCCAATTAACGAGGCAAACATTGTGTTGTAAGCGCTCATAGTATTTTCATTTGCCTTAGCAAGTTCACGCAATCTTACGATTGCATCATCCTGCATAAAGGAAACAAGGTTTCTTGTACCTGAAATATTCTGCAACGCTTGCTTCTGTAGGTTGTAATTATCGTAAACATCTAGCATCTCTTTGAGAGCCTTTTGTACTGGACCACGAACAGTTACATCTTTATCATTAAGCATTCTGCGTAGGTCATCTACAGCACGCAAGCGCTCAATAGACTTCTTACCACCCTGTGCTAGTTCTTCCTGCACCAATGGACGACCAGCCTTGAATGTCTTAGCCCAGTCTGTAAATTCTTGACGAGCCATTGTGCGCTCTGTGTCAGTAATCATAGTTTCAAGCGATGCTTCGTAGTCGTTCTTCTTTGCGTAGTACTTCTGCAAATCAGCTGCAGTCTGCACTTCACGTAGGTAATCATCTACACGCTTGTTGTACTTAAGACCCATATCCTTCATAGTCTTGTAGGCATCCCAAGAGAAGCCTGACTTATGAGGAATTAGAAACGCTGCACCCTGTGGATATTGCTCAAATAGATCTTTGTTCTGCTCTACGAATACGCCTGATTCTTCTGCGTACTTGATGATAGCAACAGTTTTCTTTTCAGATTCTGGAATTGTAAATGGAATTTCACTAGGGAATAGTTCAACCCATTTAGCCATAGCAGCGTCATAGTCACCTGGATACTGGTCAAGAAGACTGTTCCAAGCCTGCTTGAAGTTAGCCTTACCATTGTCCTTTACCCACTGAGCCATATCGGCCTTGAGTTGAACTTGTGGTGATGCTGGTGCAAAGAAACCAAACACAAAGCGTGTGCCTAAAATGCCAAGAACTGTGTTCTTAATACGTTGGCGATATGCTTCCTGCTCCTCGATTGTTGGAGGAATTAAGTTTCCAGTCTCATCATACTTCTCAGGTAGTCCGTGACCGCCTGCTTCTAAGTATGTAACTGCCTTGCGCCAAGCAGATGCGTATTGGCTATCTCGCTCATCTGTGTTCATAGTTTCGTATAAACGATTGATGTGTGCTGGCAAGAATGATGATACAAATGAACGATCTACTGCATACTTACCCATAGTAAGTTCAGTGATGTGATCTGCAGCTCCTGGCGCTCCAGCTACGTCTACAAGATTAGAAATAATCTTCATAGATACGCCTGCTAGTGGACCTGAAAATGTAGGAATCAATGAGTCTTGGTTAAGTGATGGCGTAAGCATCTTAACCTGAGCACCAAATTGAACTGGAAATGGTGTCTTAAATTCTGCAGGAATACCCAATGTTGTCATTGCAGTTTGAACTGCACGATAGATTGGTTCTACGCCAGGATAGACAAAGTACTTTTCGCCTTGGTCATCCTCTTGAATCCAGCCGTTGTGGCTGATGCCATCGTATGTAAGTGCTGCTTTACGAATAGCCATTGGGTTATAGGTAACAGCACGTGAGATACGACGATAGAAGTCTTCAGTTGCGCGGTAGAAACGTGAGAAGTTACGAGCACCAAATGCTAACTGTGTACGAACCAATGGGTTATCCACATAAGCAAGTGTCTGTGAAACTGCACGCTCTTCTACAATCTGTGCAAACTGGCGCTTAGCACGCTCTGTAGCTGCAGCAATCTTCTTAGGATCGCTCTGATCTACCTTGCTGACAACAGACTTGATGTATTCATCCTCAAAGCCTGTCTCTTTCATCTGCTTGCGAATCTTAATGATTTCACTAAAGACGATTGGCTGACGAGATAGACGGGCGTTAGCCATACCTAACCAAGTCCAACCGCTAGACATAACAGAAGATGTTATGTTGCCTGAATCTGAGATAGGTACCAGCGTAGGCCCAAGGACATAGGCTGGAACATCTGCTTCATCTAACTTCATTACGTCATCGAGTGATAACTTTCCTGAGATAACCCAGTCACCGTTTTCATTCTTTGTACGAATCTTGTTAAGTAGATCTAAGTTGATTTCTTTTTCTACACCTGCTGTAGTTCCACGCTTTTCAAAGATTTCCTTAGCACGCTTGTAGATAAGCTCAGCGTGTGTCTGCTCATTGATATTACGTGCAGCAAGTTGTGCCTCTGCGCGGAATTCAGGATGCTTTGTCATCCACTCTTTGATCTTGGCAAGTGCTAATTCAGGTGAATCTAGGTTTGCTACGGCAATAGCACCTAATTCATCGTTTGAATAGTAAGTCATACGCATAAGCCAGGTAAGCATTGCTGCTTCATCCTGTGTGCCTACTGAAATTGGACGATATCCACCATCACCCTTAGCACGTGCAAACTTCTTAGCCTTTGGCTCGTTAACTACTAGCGCTTCGCTACGAACACCGTGTGTGCGTGTGAAGATGGTTGAACGAGTGATGAAATCGCCACCGGTTGCAAAGTTAAATCCACCTTCAGAGACAAGTGCCACTGAATTATCTAGGTTTCCGTAGATTAAGTGCTCAGATAGGATAGCTGCTTCGTCTTCAAACATAGGGCGCATACCCAATGCCTCACGATAACGATTAACACGACCTGATGTAAGGGCAGTTGCCATAATACGACGTGTTTGCTCTGTTGCAGAGACAGTTGTCGTCTTCTTTAGTTCAAGAATCTGCGCTTCTAGCGCTGTTTTTGTTGCAGCATCATCAGTTAACTTAATCTGCTCGCGCAAATTCTTAACTTCTTCACGAGCCTTAATGATTGCATCGTCAATTCCTGCAATTTCTGTCTCGTACTTGGCTGCTTCTTTCTTATTAAGCACACGAAGGATAGATCCCAGTGGGTTATCTGCCATTCCGCCTGTTGTACGTACTGCTTCTAGTGCAGTATTAACACGTGTTCCAAGATAACGGCCCTTTGCAAGACCCCAAGTGCTGCCACCGATAGCAAGGTGAACCATTAAATCTTCAGATGCGTTACGAATAGCATAACGTGGACCAGCAAGAGTAAAGAATGACCAGTATCCAGTCATCTTGTCTACCCACTCTTTGTTGGCTTGACCCATAATTGTGCTGATAAGACCGCTACGACCTGCTGCACGGTCAATATCTATGATGTTAGGCATAGACATTACCGAGTTATAGTCAGATGGGATAGCACCAATGTCTGCAAAGTCATCACCAAAGTTACCTACGGCAAACTTAGAGTCACCTTTACCAAGAACCTGACGTGTAATCTTTTGAGTTGGATCTGAAAGGTTCATACCGCGTGCTTCAGCGATAGTTGACCAAAGTCCTTTAACCATTTCTTTGCGCTTGCCGACATCGCCAACTGCTTCAAATGTTTCAGCAATCATCTTTGAATCTTGCTTAGTCATTACTAAACGTGCAAGGCGATATACCTGAGTTGCAGCATCGACTGCTTTAACGTCAAAGGTGTCATCCTTGAAGATAGGAGCAATATTGAACTTAGCCTTAAAGCGATCAAGGCGAGCACCAACTGCTTCTGAAGATAGACGTAGAACGCCCTTCTGACTTTCGACAACTTTCTTTCCAAGTGCTATTGCGCTTTCTTGGTCAGATAGTGTCTTTACAATTCCATCTGATGTTGGCATCGCGCCATACATATCATCGATTAGACGTGGTGCCATACTGTCAAGGTTAAATACCTTGTCAGCTGTGGTCATTACTTTCAATCGAGCCTTACGGGCTGCGTCTAAACGTGGAATCATTACGCGCTTGCGACCAACTGCGCCTTTAAGCAAATTGACTGCCTCTTCTGTATTAAGGAAGAAAGCCTTTGCTGAGTTAACATCTGTGATATCAGCCTTCTGAAATACACGTACTACTTCAGGACCAAATTCAGGTGCAAATACTTCAAGCTCTCTACGTGCTGCAACCATAGCATTAGGATCGTCAGCCTTTTGCGCTCTTGTAAACTTTTCTAATTTAGCACCGTATTGATCCCAGAATGCTGCCACCTGTGGCTTAGCAAATGTTGTTGCTACTTTACCGCCGCCAACTACAACGTCAAGTGAATACTTGCCGATTGTGTATAGAGCCTTTATCTTTGAACCGATAACAAGTGGGTCTGCAAAGAGACGGTAAGCTGCATCGTATGTTCCAGATACAAGTCCGTAAACAAGACCGTTCTTTTCTAAATCTTCTGGAAGAATTGCATTTGCTACTTGACGACCAAAGGAAAACTTTGCTCTGTCAACCTCAGCAAGTACATCATCAAACAAACCACGTGCTGCTTCTACGTCGTTGACTCCAGGAATAACTTTGTTATTTGGGTCAAGCAACATAATATACTTTTGTTGTTCAGGTGTTGCTGATGCAAACAACTTTCCTACATCTTCACCTGACTTAATACGCATAGCAATATCAACAGCATCTTGACCGTACTTGGCTTTAGCCTTTTCAATACGACCTTCGTTGTAAACCTTGTCGCCTTTATCGTTAGCTTGATCCCAAGCAAATCCGATCTCACCTTGTGACAATGGAATAGCAACAGCACGATAGGTGCGTGTCATAATGTCAGAGACTTCAGTAAGACCCTTAAAAGTATATTTAATCGGAGCTACAGCTGGCAATGTTGCATAGTGCCAAGCAGTGCTGAGCCATCCACGAGATGGCTTTGCCAGTGGATCTTGGTCGCCAAACTTTTTAACAAGGTCAGCCTTTTGATCGTCAGGCAGTGCTGCGTATTTTGCTTCAGCTACTGACTTAGGAAGATTAGATAACTCTTTGTGAACGAACAAAGACTTAACTAGGTCATCAACCTGCTTCTTTGGTTCGCCTTGAAGGTTTGCAGCAAGTGCTGCTGCTTTAACATTGTCAGCCATTAGTTACCTTGCGCTAGTGCTTCTTGGTACAACACGGCGATTTCGCCAGTAGTGTCGTACGGAAGCATCGCTGCCAAAGAGTCTGATAGTTTGACAACTGACTTAGTCATCATTAACGCCTCTGAACCAGGACCAGGACCGCGATCTAAACCAGCAGTAATTGGTCGTGTTTCATCTGACTTCTCATAAATTCCTGTTACCGGAGTTGCAGTTAAGCCCTCACGGAACTTAGATGGTGCTTCACCTTTTACATCAGGTGTTACGCCTAGCGGAGCACCAGACTTAATTGCAGCTGTCTCAACGCCTTCACCGTAACTTGTAGAACCCATAGTTAATTTGTCGCTGCGAACAGCATATGGTCCAGGACCTGACGCACCTGCAAGTGGGTTCATTGGTGCAGTTGTCATTTGTCCTCCTCTAAAGTCTCTAAATCTTGTGCCATATCTTCCCAAGCCTTATTGACTTTGGTTTTCTGATTGGCGTGATAAATTGAAAGTTCATAAACTTCCGACATAAATGTTTCTACTACTTGTGTTAGGTTGTAGAAAAACCCAATGATTATTACTAGAAAGTCTGTCCGGCGTACAGGGCGTGGAATCCTATCGTTATCGTTCAACACCCTGTACACCTTTCAGTAGTTATTAAGCCTTTGTACCTTTACGAGCTGTTCCGGCATAACCGAATACAACTTTTCCAGCACCTGCTGGCTTTGGAGCCTTAGTGTCAACCTTAATTGGTTGTACTGAAGCCTTTGCCTGTGATCCCTTGTTCATATTTGCACCTCCTTCGGTTATGCTGCGCCGGTAATACCGGCTAGTAGTGTCGCTATATCGGGTTTTTGACCAGCAGCAGGGGCCTGACCAGCTTGTTCTTGTGGAGGTTGCTGCGAGGCAGGAGCGGGGGCCGCACCTGCTGCTGGAAGTTCGGGTACACCTGGAGCCATTGGCATTTCAGGTGGTGGTTCTGGTGCAAATGCTTTTTCTACGATTGTCTCTAACGCCATACCCTTTTGACGACCCTTAATAACCTCTGCAATACGCGAGACGATAAGGGATGGGTCTTGTCCTTGCGCCGCAAGCGCTGGGATAGCTTGTGCGTACTGTGCCACTGAGACACGAAGAGCATCACGCATTTCTTCAATATCAACACGTTGTTCCTCCTGCGAGACATTCAAGTCCATTGGGATTTCACGACGAACGTAGTCACGTGAAACCAACTTGTCGGAGCGCATCTGTAGCAATGCAATGATTGCACGTGATGGATCCATACCAGACATAATGCCGTAGCGAACATCTACGCCATACTCGCCCTTAATGTCACGACCAGGTGTGTACTTGAGTACATACGGTGTTCCATCTTCAGAACCACGGATTGTCTTTTGTACATTGGTAAATAGTTTCTCATCTACCTCGAAGCAGAGTCCAATAAGATCAGCGAACATTCGAGCAAATTGCGATTGTGCTGATTTGATTTGAGTATCAAAACCAGCTTGCAACTCTTGAACGCCACGACCAGTAATAACACTTGCACTGGTATTTCCGGATCTGGTTTCAGGGTAACGAGCGCCAAGCCGTAGTTCACGTTCTAGCACTCCTGACTCTGTAAAGACTCCTGGTGGTAGATCTAAGCCTACACGACGGATGTTCTGTGGCTGAGAAGAACGCATAATTGAATCTGGACCAAGAGCAAGTTCTTGCACATCTTGTGGGATAGCAATAGGTGCTTGGATAGACTTTTCTGCTGCCTGAATCTGCAAGATTGCAAAACGAGCACGAGCGAGTTGGACTGCCAAGACATCGTCATACTGACCACGTGCTTCGCCGTCAAGAGAAGGACGCTGTGCTACACGTACGAGACACTTACCGATTGGGTTAGGTGTACGTACAAGTGTCAAGTTCTGACGCTCTGGCAAGTAAATGAGATCCTGCTCAGCATCGTGGTAGCGCACCATCGTAATCGATGGGCTACCTACTTGGTAGTTATTCTTCTTGAGAATCTGATCTGCAAACTCTGGGTACTTAGCAACCAATGTTTCAGCATCAGTATTAAGAACCTGTGTCATAGAAACTACGCGACCAAAGCGGTCTACCTCTGGGTAGCAACCCCAAGGGTTAAGCAGGCGCATACGTGGGTTGTTGGAGTCGTAATCCATCTCCACCATACCTACCATCATTCCGTAGGTGTTGTACCAGTCTGCACCTTGATACATTTGTAGCTGCATCTCTGCAACTGAAACGTAGAAGTTTGCAATACGTGTACGCATATCTGCCATCTTACGAGCAGCATCTGAAACCATATTTGTAGCTTGGCAGTTAAATGATGGCAGTGGTGCCATCGCTTCTGCTAAGTCACGAGCTGCAACATCAATGAAGTTAGCAACGAGTGGCTTTGGGTATTCATCGGAGAACATCGAAGGATAGACCTTAGATAGATCTCCTTGACGAACCGAAAGCACATCACGCATACGTTGATCGCGTGCAGCGTATTTGGTCTGCAGTCGACCTAACTTAGCATTAACTTCTTTTGGTGTTAGCACTGGGGTTTCCTTAAATTAGTTTGTGTATCTTTAGCACTTACAGGCTTTGTCTGACTTGCCGCACTTGCGGCATTTGCCAGGCTTCTTAACAGCCATTACTTCTTGCTACCCTGCTTGCGCTTTGTGCCAGTCTTGTATTCGACATCCTTTGGTAGACCAGATGCACCGCGAGCCATTGTGTTGAGCTTAATTGCTGAAGTACCTGAACGGCCCTTTGTTGCTGCTGTTGCAGTCTCTCCTGCTTGCTTTGCTACATCTCCTGCAGCCTTAACAATAGTTGCTGCCTTGTTCTTTGTCTTGCTTCCGTAGCTACCTGCAGGTGTTGCAACAGCCTTTCCAAGTGTTCCAACTGCTGTAACAATGTCGCGTGCTTCACGTGCTGTTACGCGGAAACGGTTTGTGATGTCTTGAATTAAGTTTTCTTTTGCTGCTGGCTTTGCTGCTGCTTTCTTAGCCGCTTTGTAAGGCTCTGCTTTTAGTCCAAATGACTTTAATGTTTTGCTTTCAGCCCTACCTTTAGCAGCACCTGTCTGGTCCATAATGCCATATGTGTTTTTTGCTTTTCGCATAGCCGCTGCTTTATTTGCTGCTGCTGTTTCTCCTGAAACTTTTGCTAAGCTGCGTTGATGAGACACTGCTGATGCCTTCATTGGATCAGCCTTTTTTGCTGCCTTTTTCTTTTCTGCCATTTGTTTCTCCTTAGATGAATGTTTTATGCTGGTTCGCAAGTAGTTGGTCAATGTTGACTACTACTCGCTTACGCTTCTCGGCCGAGGTGAGAAACGGATTCTTAAGGTGGTGTGAGTTATATTGCCCGTAGTTGAGCATCTCACGCGCTCGGATCTCGCAGAACCAGAGCGCCATTACTAAGTCTGTCTTGCCCTTAGTAGTAGGAGTCCAGGTGATTAACTGTTCAATTAACGCCTTGACGTTTTCAGTTTGGTCACTAGGTAAGTGAATAAGGTTGTCTCTGTGGTGCTTGCCGTCGTGTTGCTTGGTGCCGAACAAAGTTGACATTGACGCAACACCAAAGCCTGCATCCCACTTATTGTTGCCTGTATGGTGTTCCCGCAGTAACACTCCGCGTGATGCCAAGTGTTGTCTGATTCCTTCATCTTGGGTGAGGAAAGACTGGAACGCATTACGTTCAACAATCCACTCAGACGGGCCGTATAGGGAAGTCCAATTAAATATAAGGTCACGAATATCCGCAGGAGACGGTCTAGTAATTTTAATAGCATCTACTATGTACCTCTTGTTAGAGTTGCGATCTACTGCATAACAAATAGCTGCAGTATCACCAATCATCGCAGGATCTAGTCCACAGATAATTGAGTAGCCACCTAGATCTCTAGGATGGCCAGGGTTGCCTGCAACTAAAGGACCGGCCTTACGCATTCCATCAATGGAGCCGCGTACACAGACCGGATCAAAGGCTGAGTTTTCTGATACATCTTGCTGTTGATAGACCAGCGCCCAAGTCTGTGTATCCATTGCTTGGCGTTCGTTGTAAAGGTTACGACCAGACCAGCGTGGGTATAGGCCGTCTTCATCTTTGTCAGCTTCTTCTTGTCCATCAAATGGAGCATCTGACTTAGGCCAAAGAGTTACCCACTTGTCAGGGTCTTCATCTGCTTCAAGTAATGCTGGCATAGCAAGATAGGTCCAAGGGACTAAGCCACCTGGGTATCTATCCTCTTGGCGAAGCTCGCGGTACAAGTCAACACTTGCTACACGAGTTCCAATAATAATCAGCTTACCTGTTGGGTTAAGACGAGAACGTACGTCCTGGGTTAACCACTTGATCTGACGCTCAAAGTCATTAGCGTTAGATAAAGTCACCGCATCGTCTACGATAATCATATCTGCACGCTTACCGTAGATCTGACCGCCGATACCGACGGCTTCGATGTTTGGGTCCTTTTCGCTGGACTCACGTAGTTCATCACCGAAGGTGACACGGGTTGCCTGCCACGAGGCTGTCTTAGAGTTAAACCCTACGCCAGCAGCGTACGCACTTTGTAAGTCTTCATACATAGGATGTGTAAGGCGTTGCTTAATGGCGTAGAGAAAGTCAGCTGCCAGACGCTGGGTCTGGGATACAATCAAGACTCTAAAGTTAGGATTACGTGCTACCTGCCAGGTGACGTAGTCGACTGTAATTGTAATCGACTTGGCGTGGTTGGGCGGGATGTTGACAAGGATACGGTTATTAGCCAGTCCCTTTTCAAACTTCATCGCCGGATGTAGCCAAGAAGGTTCACGGCCTTCGATCACATCTACGATGTTTATCTGGTGTGGAAAGGTATGGCTGTGCAGGAAGCGCTTGCGGAACTCGACGAAGTCGATGTCGTGGACATCGCCACCTGCAAACTGCTTGTCCTTTAGACCGAGTCTGGTTCGGTCTATCTTGTCTGCAAAGATCTTATCTGTGCGACGGTAGTACTCATAGGTCTTGATGGATTTGCCAGCAGAGGCAGTTGCTGCCTCAATGGTCATACCTTCTGCTACACAGCCAAGGATAATACGCTTGGCAATATCTGCTGAGTTTTCAGCCACGTAATCTCCTAAATGTTATGGGGGACGGGCCGAGATCGATTTGTTAGCTGCGGAGCGAATATTCGATTAGCTGTCAAGTTGATAGAACTATCCCAACTAAAAGCACCGCTAGTGTCGGGCTTAGCGCCCGAACGAGCCACAGCGAAGTGAGGGGTAAGTCAGTGCTCGGCCTAGGGGCCTCGCGTAGTGCCAACGTAGCGAGCTGGACGGGGCTATCTCAACTACCGCCCCTACTGTATATAAGGCAGGAAATTTTATCGATTTCTCGTTTTTGAAATGTGACGTTAGTCACATACAGTAAAACCGCAGGTCAGAGC